TTAACAACTATTCCATCCACACCTTTTTGCGATTTTTCTAAGCCACCGGCTTTTTTTATCATTTATTTCTTTTTTTGAATAATAATAACAAAGAAATTCATAACATGGATTGCTAAGAGCTGATTTTTTAATAGAACGAGATAATTTTAATGCAAGTTGCAAATTTGCTTCAGCTGCTTCTACAGCTTTGGGGATATTATCCAAACTTTTGTATGCCTTCATTGCACTCATATGAAAAAAATAAAGTGACCAAATATCGTTAACCTTAGGAAATTTTTTGATTAAATATTCATACCATTTTATAAATAACTCTGCTTTTTCTCTATCTGCACTATTAAGAAGATTGGGCAATATTTTTGAGAAATAATCAATAGGAGTATTCAATGGAATTTGTTTTTTTCCATCAATCCTAAATGGTGCAGAAAATTCTCCACTATCTATTGCATCAGAATCTCCTACGTCTGTTAATGAAACTTCTAAAGATAATCCTGCGTCACTAGCTTGTTTCACCATTTGTCTTTCATGTTCGGTTAATTTTGACCAAAACTTTTCAAGTTTAAAATAACCTATAGCACCTTTAAACTTCCTTCTAAACAACATTAAAATCACCACACATTGCAAAGCAAAAATGAACGGCTACAGTTTATTTCTTGTGAGTTAGATTAAAAAAAGGTAAAATGATGGGCTTTATATTCAATTGGGATGTAACAGAGGCTATAAACGATCTAGCAATTAATAATAAATTAGCAACACCGTTTAATTCACACAATTTCTTAAATTGTCTTTGATTATCACAAGAACCCTCAAAATAACCATAAATTACCACGTTTACGCTGTGAACAACTCGATCTTTTTCTGATTCTTTACCTATAATTGAAATCTTCAACCTAACTTTGCCACCAAATTTTTCATCCGAAATTTGTTGAATATCTTCCAATTTGGGTTCTATATTAAGATTATATAAAATCTTTTTAGGAATATTCTGTTGTGATACATCATTATCAATTTTAAAATTAGCATCAGTAATCTGATATCTAAGCAGCTGTAAATATTGGCTTTTTGGTATATTCGTCATCATTTGTTGCCCTCCATTCATATCTAATCAAATCAGTATCTAAATTATCAAAATTTAAATTCAAAGATAATGTTAATTCGCCATTTAACTTAGCTGCAATTTTAGCAAGAGTTTTTATTGACAAGTTCTTTAAACCAGATTCTATTTTTGAAACCATTGCTTGAGACATTCCCAGTTTTTCCGCTAATTCTTTTTGCGTCAATCCATGCTGCTTTCTATAAACTAACAGTTCGCCGGCAATATGCGCTAATGCATCAAGATAAATTTTTTCTTCAATTGTTTCATGATGTCCTACTTCTTCTAATAGCTCAAATATATTTTTAGACATTATTAATCCCCTCCTTTTTCTTTAAAATCCCTAAATCTTTGTTTAGCAATATCTATATATTTATCATAATCATTCTTAGATTTTTCGTAAAATATATTTAGATAGATTATTGTTATTGAATCCACAACGGAAAATATAATACGCAAGTTTGGTTTCTTTTTTGTTAGTCTAATCTCATATAAATTATCAGCGTTCTTAATAAAATCAAAATGTGGATCGTTGGGTATTACTTTAATCCCAAATTTTTGTAAGATCTTTGAATAATGCCTAATAGAAACAGTAATTTTCTCCTTATATTGCCTGTATTTTTTCAGAATTTTCTTGAGATCACTTTCAAAATCTTTGTGATAAATAATTTCATACTTAAATTCAAAGCTATTGATCTTTATCACCTCAATTATAACCTATTGGTTATAAAATTTAACTTGTTTAAATTTACAGGGATGTAACAACAACGAAACGATTTATAAAAACACTTGTTTGAAAAATAATTCTCTAAAATACCTGTTTATACTTAAGCATATCCTGTGCAGGTTGTGGAATGTCATTGTTGTTTTTCAAGTACTTATCAGCCAAAGTATATTTATAGAACCCCCAGTTGCCTATATAATTGCTACTTTTAGTGTTGTTGATCTGTGAATATGTTACTTTATTATAACAATTAAATTTGACGATTGATTCTTAATTTTTATATACTGCTTATCAGTTACAAACAAACTATTTATCCATTTATTTCTATCTAATCCAATATTCCATAAATACCAATCATAAGTAGTATCAGAATCCACCTGAGGTAATTCAAAAGAAGATGAATATAATCTTAATGTCGCTGTCGCTTCAGAAATTTCAATTAGCGATTCAGAAAAGTTTACACTACTACTAATTGCATTTTCCAATGAACCAGACAAAGAAATAAAAGAATTAGCCATGATTTCATATATTAATGTTTTTGGACCCGTTACAAGAACTTGTAATTGTACACTTTCCCCTTCAAATGCCTCTGTGGGATTAGATGAAAAATTCCAAGTTATCGGTTGAATTTCCAGAGTTACATAAGTTGTTTGATTTTTAACAACATTTACACCAGTTGCTTCAACAAAACCGTTAATAACATAATAAAACTCTGGGGCATACGCAGTTAAAGCATCTATTGTGTACGTGCCTTCAGCTACATTAAATTCTACTTGAACAGTTTCGCCTGGAAGTCCTTTTATTTCTTTTGCTACCCACGAAGTACTGTTTTCTTCTTTTAACGTTATTTGTAAGTAAGTGGTTCCACTAGGTATACTATTAATTTTACTAGAATTAGCTATAATAGTATCACTTTGTGGGAATGTAATTGAAAATACTATTTTTCCTGTTTCAGCGCTATCTAAAGAATTCACAGTAGCACAAGAACTTAATAATAACAAAACTCCAAACATCACAAAAATAACTTTCTTCATCTCCCCACACCCCCTTGAACTTGAAATTATCTATTTGAGCAACTTCTTTGACAGAAAAAATGAAAGGCTTATGGTTTTACTACTATATTATCATTTAGCAAAATTCTTATATCGGTATCTACAAAGCTCTTTGGCAGCATAAAAACAACTTTGTATTCAAAATCTACAGGACTTTCGATGTAAAAGTAAGCTCCTAAAGGGTGTTGTATATTTTTATCTTTGAAATCGAAAAATGGAATATCACGAACATAATAAAGAGTGTCACGATTATAAATATAAGCAATGTAGAGATTTTCAAATGTTTTTCGTACTATGGTCATTATTATAGGCGCGTAAGCGTCCTGAAGTGAAGTTTTAAGAGTAATTATGTCAAATGTTTGGTAATCAGTATCAGTTGTTAATCTTAATCTCGTAACTATATCTAAATATAGATCATGAATGGATTTAGGATATACTGGTTCATTATAAATCAAGATTGTATCAGTAGCTAATTTATCCCAACCAATTTCGATTTTAAGGTCAAAATTATCATTTGAAAATGTATAAGCAAATGTCGAAACAAAAAAAGTAATCGTTAATATTATAAATATTTTACTCTTCACTGATACACCCCCATGTTTTTTAAAATCTTTTTACTTTCTCTTCAAAACATCACTTCACAACTTTCTTAGGTTTCTGTTTTCATAGTATATCCAATCACTATTTTATAGTTTCTCTGGAACTAATGCTCGTTCTTTAGTTCGAGATTATGTTATCAAGAACTTCTTTTAGTTTATCTTTGAACTTATAAATGTCCTCAATTCGTTCTAAAAGAACCTTTTCCTCACGCTTAGTTATTTTTCCTTCCTGAGTCTCAAATATAGGAAACGAGATATATTTATTGGCTGAGTTGAAGTAAAAACGGCAAATCCATTTAGAAATACTTCCTTTGTACAATACACTGAAATATCTCTTGACATCTTTGTAGGTTACATCAGCGAGGGGTATATACTCGGATAAGATAGATTTTACAATATGGTAAGCAAGAAGTTCTTCTTCAGTTGTTATTACTTTGTCTTCGTTTTCTTCAACAGTTTTTATTTCTTGTTCTGCCGTATCCTCTTTATTGTTATTTAAGGCTTCTTCAAGTTTATTTCTCACCATATCATTCAAAAGTTGAGATATGGAATCTTTAACAAGCTTTCCAAATTTGTCAATAACCTTTTTGGTCTTTATACCATCATACACCTTGCCTAATATATACCTAATGAATTCATCGCTTGGTTCGTTGAACTCTTCTATTAAAAGTTTCTTTACAGCATTTGAATATTTCAGAGATTCTGCGGATGTCAAAATTGTATCTATATCAAAGTTTGCCTTAATAAATTTTTTTAATTCATTAATTTGTGTATCTTTCAAGTTTAACATATCAATTTCTAAGAATGGTGTCTTATCCATTTTGTTCTTTTCATCCAAATCAGTAAAAAATTTATAAATAATGCCATTCGTCAATATTCCAATTTTAGCTTTGGTTGCATTAAAGTATCGCATCAGCTGGGCATCATGTTTTGATAATTCTTCACCACACCACTTTACTTCTACCAATATTTGAGGTTCACCATTTATAAATATTGCATAATCAACTTTTTCTCCTTTCTTGATTCCTGCAAAATCCGCGGTGTATTCTGGAATAAATTCAATAGGATTACGAGTATCATATCCAAGTATTTCGAAAAAGGGTATAACAAACGCCATTTTTGTTGCCTCTTCGTTTGGAATTTGATCTTTCAGTTGTCCGATTCTTTTTGATAATCCCCTCAGTTTATCAGCAAAATCCATTATAATTCCCCCCTTTTCCATTCATAAGCTCTTTACTATTCACCATCTCTCCAACTTCCCCACGACTTTCCCTATGATTCTACACTCCCTATCCCATTTTTTTGCTGAGATAATAAGAGGTTCATAGTTGTCGTTTAGAGATTTAAGCATAACGTAGTTATCGTATTTATAAAACTGTTTCACTATTCCTTCGGCTTGCCCGTTAACCAGGAATACACCAACTTCTCCATTATTGAGTATTTCCTGTTTTTTGATAATTGCGATATCCCCATCTGAAAGCCTCGGCTCCATACTATCACCCGTTATTATAAGACCAAAATCTCCTGACATTCCTTCAGGCAAAACAATGTAACCCTCTATATTCTCTTCGGCAGGGGTTGGCTGACCTGCGGCAACTTTTCCAACAACGGGAATGCGTCTGATAAGTTCGAGCGCTCCCATCTTTCTAAGAATTTCTTCGGCAGGTTCTTTTATGTCGGTGTTACCAACTAAATAATCTACAGATGTTTCGAGAATCTCTGCCAGCTTAGCCAAAAACTCATCACTGGGAGAAGTAGTACCTTGTTCCCAATTTGCATATGTACTACGTGCTATATTCAATTTTTTTGCCATATCATATTGGGTTAATCCCTTTTCAACTCTTAGCTGTTTTAATCTCTCTCTTAGATTGCCCATATCATTTGCGATTTTATCATTATCTTCTCCCAACAAATAATCATATGAAACATCAAGAACTTTAGCCAGTTTTTGGAGTAGTTCAAACGATGGTTTACGCTTCCCAGTTTCCAACATAGCAACATAAGTAGTATGCACACCAAGTAAATGTGCAAGCTGTTCTTGAGTATATCCTTTTTGTTTACGCGCCTCTGCCAATTTTTTGCCAAACCCTTTACTTTCCATATCAATATTCAAGATACCACCACCATATACTCCAAGTCAATAGACAATGAGTATAAGTGTTAACGTAATCGTTACATAACACTCTTGACATATACAATAAGTTTATGTTATTCTTAGACTGTAAGTATAAGTTAACTATCGGAAACAGGAGTGAGATATACAATAAGTTTAAGAGAACTTCGACAACAGCTTGGTCTTTCGCAAAGTGAATTAGCAAATTTAGTAAACGTTTCAGTCATGCACATAAACCATATTGAAAATGGTAGAAGGTTGCCTTCCTTGTTCATAGCCTTCAAACTTGCTAGGGTACTAAGCGAACTATCGGGACAGAAGATTTACATTGAAGATCTATTCCAAGTCGATGATAACACCGAGGAAGGCTGAGGGTGTGGGTCTTTGAAAAGTGAATAAATTTCCATTCCTCACAGATATTCCCACACTTAACTATGTAGGGAATGAGTTTTTCCTTTTTATTTTTTATTGGAGGTGAAATAACATGAAATTCGAAACTGTTATATCCCGTCAACAATTACAAGATGTGCTAGAAAATTTATTAAAAATACTTGAGTTTGATGAACAACAATATGTGTATATTTGTGTCGAAACAAGAAGCACTACTACACAAAAAGAACCTATATCCGGAATCAGTTCTGGATATATCAATAGCGTTGCCCATTCATATCAGACACCCAGCGAGTTGAGAAAGGAGTAACTATTATTGTTTCGACAAAACCACCAACAATCTTTGGCATAGCGGAAAATCTAACATAGTTAATGGTAGTTCTAATCAAAAATTCAGTAAACTCTATTGCATCCTTCACATTCATTGCTGAAAAATCAATATTAGGTTGTGGAGATTTAAGTAAAAGCTTATCAATAGGTATTTTAAAGCCATTCCAATAGCAACCGTAAATTATTTTCTCATCACGTTCATTTAATCGTTTTATATTCAACTTACCTTTAGTTATGGAGAATTCGTAAACAAATGGTGTATCACCGACGAAATAACCTAAAAGAAATATCAAATTATGAGCCTTTGAAAAACGGTTGTATAACAAAGAAGCAAATTCTTCAGCAGAAATACTTGTTTTAGCATTTGTTATTTTAATTCTTTCTAAGTAAACATCAAGTTCTTGGAGATAATATTCAATAGGCTTGTTTTCATATAATGCATCACCAACTGTTGCTAAAGCAAATGGAAAAGATCTGAAAAGATAGACTTTTCTTGAATATACAGAATGTGAAAAAGTATATTGTTGAGTCTGAATAGTCATCGCAGTATCTGCACTAAGCACAATTACACCGGGAACATAAGTGACAACAGCTATACTCACAATTTAGTCCCCCCTTGGAGGTGAACAAGAATGCCTGAAAATGTTTATAACCTTTATTTAGATGGTGCTTCACTAAAAAATTCCTTCCGAGCTTTGAGAGATTCTATATACAATTCGATTGCTTCTTTAAGGTTATTTAATGCTTCTTCTTTAGTTTCTCCTTGTACATGACAGCCTGGAAGAGCTGGACACCATGCGTGGTATCCTCCTGTTTCTTCTGGTTCTACAAGAATACGGTATTTCCTTAACATACGAAACACCTCCATTGCTGTTGTTCCTATTCCTTACAGGATAAACACTATCACTTTTCCAAATCCCTTTTAAGCTGTTCACCAAGAGTTAGTAAGTATTTTCCAATCTCAATGAGCTTCTCAGGAGTCTCTTTAACAGACTCGGGCAGGTACACAGAAAGGTCGAACTCCTTTCCTTTCGGAGTGGGATCGTCAGTTCTTCCCAACAAATAATCAACCGATACATTGAAAAAGTCGGCTATAAGGTTAAGCAATTGAAGACTTGGTTCTCGTTCGCCTTTTTCAAGCCTGAATATGGTAGTTTGACTAACATTTAGTAAGTGTGCTAATTTATTTTGACTTAATCCTAAAGATTCTCGAAGGGACTGAAGCCTATCATTTCTAAAATTCAAGTTTATCCTCCTTCCAGTTTCACTATGATTATACCTAATTGGAAAAGAAAAAACACGATAGAATGCCTAACGGTCAGAATTTTTGAAATAATAGCATATATTTTTATGACAAATAAGCATAACGTTTATAATCGTGATTGCTTTTTAGTCATAAAATAATGTATGATTAAGACGTATAGTCGTTGGGAGGAAAATTACTATGCTTATGAGTTCCAATATAAAAACAAAAATACCAGATTACTTATTAAGGGGTCTTCTAAAACTCGCACGCAAATACGGAGCTATAGCATACACAAAACGAGGTAATTATTACCTTTACCCAGAAAAAGAACTAAAAACTTTCGTAAAGAAACTTGAGGCTGTTGTCATTGGAAAGGATAACACGGGAAAGTAAGAATGGTGTGGTCTTTGAAAAGTGAATAAGTAGGTAAGCTTAACTATTTTAGGCATTTTAAAGAATCTTTTTGAGCAAATCAAATATGAAATATAAAACACTTGATATTAATGCCACTAATTCTGAAGCTATTGCATCGTATTTACCAATTACATCAGAAATATTTTCTTTAAGCCATGACCTTACCTTATCATACTGATCAGTTCTTTCAAAATAGATTATTGTATCTACATCAAGGATTACGCCATCGTCAGGGAGTTCAGGACGCTCAATTTTAGAAGTTTTTTCTCCGTAAAAGACCAAAACATTTTGGGAGGCTTTGAATTTATTTCTATAGTTGTTGCTTTTGTATGTCCACTGGAGTTTTAAATTAAATAAATCACCTGCTTTTGAGCTGAATTCAAATGGAACTAATTTAAAGAATTTCTTTTGTAAATGAGTAATTTGTTTAGAATCTAGTATGGTTGCAATACGTATTCCAAAACTGCCTATGTATAAAGGTGGGCAATTTTCTATAGTTTTTGTTATAACATTCAAAGTTTGATCTTTAAATAATTCTAAATTATAATTTGCATCTAATTTTTTCATTTGAAACCACAAACGCGAACGTTGAATAGTACCAATAATCTCTGGATACCGTTTAAAATGAAAATACAATTTCAATCCTTCTTCGCCAGATAATTCTTTGAATTCAAGGATTTCATCAAATATTGCCATAAATTTCCCCATTCGGTCCCATATCTCTGGATTTTTCCAATTTAACTGGAAAACAATATTATCAAAATAATAACCTTTTTCTAAACAGTTTAACTTCATACTATCACCTCGGAGGTGGCATTATGGATTTATTCAAACTTCTTCATGAATATTTTAACACAAAGCTCGAAAATATTTCAAACAAATATAATATATCGCTTGAAACTGTAAAGGTATGTTTCTTTGAAGGATTTATTGAAGGTTATTCGTTTGATGACAATATAACAGTAAATCTTCGAAGAGAAGTAACTCAGTTTAGCAGCAAAACAAAAGAAATTCCTGTTTTATTAAAAGAATTTATTGAACATGAGCTGGATAATTCAAAGTAATCATTTTTGCTTAGAAAGGAGGGAAATTAATGCAAAAGGAAACTTTAATTGCAGAACTACTTGCTGAGCTATACGAACAAGGAAAATTTCGTATAGAAGGAGGGAGGATATATGTTGAAACAGAAAGTTCTGGTGGAACACAGGAAAATAACGAAACAGATAATGGAGAACATGGAAAGTATAGCGGCAATGGCGGAAGTAAAAGAGCTGTTGTGGCGACACAATCAAATGGAGGTAGTAGAGGATGAACTCAAAAAAACAATTAAGCGTTGGTTGGATGATCCTCTTGTGGAGGATAAGGAAAAGCTCAGGTATATTCTCTCGAAAATTGAAGAAATCGATGTTATTCAAGACAAAATTTTGGAAAAAGTCCTGTTTAAAGCCATAAAAACCATGCAAATGAACCAAGAGAGTAATGGACTCTGGAAGCAGTACGACATGAAAGGACATTACGGAATGCCACTCAGAACGTTTTATGCTCCTCTTTTCAAGTATGAAGTACATAGGAGGTGGGGAACATGGAAAGTTACGAAGAATTCCTCAAAGCAATTGACGAGGTAATAAAAAAGGTCCCCTTTGAGGAAAGGGAACCCATCAAAAAAATTTTCTTTGAAACATGGAACAAAACATTTAACCAAAACCCAAAAAATATTATAACACAATTCATAATTAACTTTCAAGAAATAAAGCAGCAATTTCCATTCATCAAACAATATGCGGCAACAGCGATACTCGCAGAAGCTATGACTGAATTTTTATTTAATACCAACAAGGAGGAGGCGGTGGTATGAGGACAATTACAGTTGAAGGAATTGTTGAAGAGTTAGCAAAAATTAATGAGTATATGCACAAGTTAAAAGAAAGGAAGCAATTGTTAATGGCTCAATTAGAGGAAGTAATAGAAAGACCCATCGACAAAAATTATGTCAATATCGGAGCAGCAAAAATATCTTGGCGTCGTTCAATAAAAATTAATCCAAAATATGCCTCAATGTACGCAGAAAAGTATCCAGAACTTGCAAAAAGAATTTTCTCAGTAAGTTATCGACCGAAAATAACTGCATTAGAACGAATTAAAACAGCTGCCGAAACAGGAAAATTACCTGATTGGGCTGAACCTGAGGCTGTAAAAGATTTACTTTCCCAAGTTGAATATGAAGAAAAAATGAGTGTAACTTTCCAAGGTGGTGAAAACAATGAGTAAAGAACTTGAAGTTGTTGAAAAGCATGAGATGCTTGCTATAGACCAACAAGCAGTTAAAGCTTTAAAGAAACAGTATGATCTATTCAGACAATTGCAAAAAGAAGTTTTAGAAGAAGGAACTGATTATGGATATCCAGCTGGAAGAAGAAATCAATTGCAAAAACCATCGTTATACAAAAGTGGAGCTGAAAAATTAACAAGACTTTTTGGTTTAATTCCAGAATTTGAAATTATTCAAACTATAGAAAAAGATGATTTTATAATGTACAAATTCAGATGTAGACTAAGGACTCGAGATGGAACGGTCGTAGGTGACGGTTTTGGTGCATGCAATAGCAAAGAAAAAGATGGTTGGAATGAAAATCCATGGCGATATCAAAATAATATTCTTAAGATGGCCAAAAAACGAGCGCACGTGGATGCAGTATTAACAGGTGTTGGAGCATCTAATGTGTTTACACAGGATATAGAAGATATGGAAGAGAATACACGAAATAACAAAAATATCCAAAAGCACAACACGAAACAAAAGAATACTTATCAAATAGTTAAAGAGATGGCACAAAATGAATTATATAAAATGAAAAAAGATTTGTGGGGTCATATAAAAGAAAAAGCAAAAGAACTGAACATAGAGCCTGAAGATATTTTACGAGACGTTGAAGAAAAATTTGATTTACAAACTCAATCAGGAATAAAAGCAGCTGAAACTTTTGTTGAAGCTTACAAAATATATCCCGAATCTGGAACAGAAACAGTGGAAACAGTTGAAATAGTAGAAAGCACTAAACCTGAACTGTTTAAAGAGATAGAGGAAAATTTAAGTGATGCTCCATTTTAATACCTCCCTTCTATCCCTGCCCTAAATAGGGGCGGGGCTTACTTTAAAAAGAGGTGATACTAATGCAGATAGCAACAGTATTTAACCAGTTTTGGAGGCTTCGTCTGGATTTTGACCTGAAGGCAACTGAGATCGGATTATTCTTTGCTATCTTGTCTGAAATAAATCGGGCAAGGGCAGAGAATAACGATTTGCTCAGTTCCAAGGTTAAAATCGGAAGCCGCAAACTGGAATTACTATCTGGTATCTCCCGAGCAGAGATATATAGAATAAGAAACAAGTTAAGACAATATGGATTAATCGAATTTGAAAATGGTAAAGGTAAAAAAAATTATGCAGTTTACTATTTAGGAAAAATTTTCAAAGAACTGTCTCAGAGTGAGACGGTAAGTGAGACGGATAATTTAGTGTCTCACACAGAGACGGTAAGTGAGACGGTAAGTGAGACACTAAATGAGACGGTAAGTGAGACACTAAGTGAGACACGTAATAAGAATAAAGAATATAGAATAGAGAATATAGATAGTAATAGTAATAAAGAATCTCAAGAAAATACTAACGTATTTTCTTTCGATTCTGCGACAAACGTCGCAAACGAACCACCGAAATGGTATCTCAATTTAGACGATAGAAAAAAAGACATAGTTGACACATGGCGTACTCTTATAGGTCCTTTCGATCCAAAATGGCTTTCCTTGGTTTCGCAAGTCTTACGTGAATGCTATCCCGCACAGATCAAAAATGCAATAGTGACACTGGCAAAAACAAAAGCTGATGTAATGCAAGAGCAAGGATTTGAATATATCGTAGAGCCGCTCTTAAAAGGAGTGTTTGGCAAACGTACTAAACGAAAAAAGAAAACCTCAACCGGATTTGCCAGCAAACTTACAGGATTAAAACAATTTCTGGAAGAGGGTGAAGAAAGTGCTTAATCGTAAAACATTTGCCGCTGGTATAGCATTACTTGCAAGTGTATATGAAAAACTTGAACGCATTACAACTGATAAATTTCTCTCAGAGCAGTGGTACAAGATGCTTGCTGATCTAACAGACAAACAATTCAAATACGCGATAGAAGTAATAGTCAAAACACATAAATTTGCTCCAACTATTGCCGAGATACGGGAAAAAGCAGTTGAATATAATCATCAATCTGATCTTACACCAGAAGAAGCTTGGGGGATCGTATATACAGATATTCGAAAGAGAGGATATTATGCTGAACCACATTATGAAGATTGGAAGTTGGAAGCAGCAAAAAATGCTATAGGCTGGGAAACTCTCTGCAATATGACGGAAGATACTAAAATGGCCACAAGAGCTCATTTCATGAAAATATACGATTCTTTGAAAGAAAGAGAAAAAACAACGGAAGCTATACAGAGTCCACAAATGAAACAGCTTATCTCAAGTCTTACCAGAAAACTTGCTCCATTTTCTGCTAAATCTTTACCGAACAGTAAAAAACCTAAAGAATTAATCAAGAGGTGATAATATGCGATGGTATGTTTGCACGCTCAGAAAGCAGATCATAGGACGGTTTTCGAGTAAGAAGCATGCATTAGAACATGCTCTCAAACTTCTGAAATACATGGTATACAGCAATCTTTACATTGTGAGCGAAGAAGATTATAACAAAGGTATTACTTCGCGAGTAATATGTATAAATTACATGCCAGAAAAAAACGAAAGAATAGAGGAATTAGTGGAAGAATACCTGGAGGTGTGAATATGAGGATTCTAATTGCGGTGATAATCTGGGCGGTTTTATTCTTATTTAATTGGGCAATGCTTAAAGTAAGTCACGAAACTGATCTTGAAATGGAGGAGTTTTTGAAAAAACAAAAAGCGAGTAAAAAAGACTAAAACAACTAAATAAAGTCGTTTGTGGAGGTGATAATATGCCAAAAAAATTTTACAAAGATGTTGTATACATGAACGGTGAACCATATTATAGCATTAGATTTATTAACAAATATCTTAATCACAAACGTACCATTCGTGCTATTAGAAACTGGATTTATAAGTATAACGTACCAAGTATTAAGGTTGACGGAATACGATATATTTCCGGTGAATGGGTTGACTTCATAAAGGATGAAATAGAGAATTTTGGATTAAAAAGAATACATTTCAACTTGTATGTGTAAGAGGGTGATCAGAACGAAAATTTAAGAAGTTCAGTTGCAAATTAGCACGAGAATTTGAGAAGGTGATAAATGTGGGCAAATCGCAGCGAGTTAAAGGTTATAGGGGTGAATATAACTTAGTAAAGAGTCTTCAAGAAGCAGGTATAGACGCAAAAAGAATTCCACTTTCTGGGAGTGTTAATGGATTCAAAGGAGACGTTGTAGTTGAAGGCTTAGTAGGAGAGGTGAAAGTTAGAAAAGATGGTTTCAAAAGACTGTATCAATGGTTGGAAAACAAAGATTTACTTTTTTTGAAAGCAGATCGAAAGGCTTACTTAGTTGTATTGAGAATAGACGATTTTATAGATTTGTTCTTCAAATGTAAGGAGTGAGAGCATGATGATAGAAACATGCGCAACTTGCAAACATTTTCAAACGATAGGTTTAAATACTGTAGAGATAACGACAGGTGGATGTCGTTTAAAGGAACAAATACAACAAATCAAATCATTGTTGGCACCGTATGTATCGGAAAGTAAATTGGAAACATTGTTTCAAACAGATGTATGCATTTTACATGAGCAAAAAGTGACATATTCTACAAGCGCGTGGATTACATATTAAAGAGTTTCACAAATGCATAAGTTCCAAAGGAGGTTTTTAAAAATGTGGGTGCAAGGACTAACAATTAAGAATAAGCATCAGATATTAACTTATCTTAGAGAATTAGCACAAATGGATTTCAGAGGAAAGAATATCGAGGTAACAATTATCGTAAAGGGGGAAAATAACTATGAAGAGTTTAAGAAATTATTCGATAGGTTTAATAGACGGGAAAGCAGTCATCGTAACAGAAGATCCAGAAGTAGCGAGAAGATTACTTGAAACAATATACATGCCAACCTATTTGCATGAAGAAAGCGACACAGTATTAGATATAAGAGATATAAAAAGTATAACGGTTACTATCCAGTTGGAGGGAGATATACAAAGAATTAAATTAAAAAAACCGGCTACTAAATAGCCGGTACCCGAAAGGGGGTTTTTATTTGGTGTTTGCCATCACTCAGGATTTTATCATTTCTGAATTACAAAGGTACAAAAGTTATTGGATGCGAATTTTAAATAAGAAGATACATTTAGAATTTAAAGACGGAGAAATAGAAACACTAATAGCTTTGCCGTCAGGAGAAAAGCAGTTGATAGACAAAACAAGCTTTAAACGTAAAGAGGTATTAGATAGATTAACGATTGAAAAGAAGAAAAGAGCATGGAATAAAATCCGCAGAATTGAGTATTGGCTGAATCAACTATCATTACGGCAGAGAGAAGCAATATTCTGGCGTATAATTAATCATGACTTCGAACCGTGCAATACAGAAGAGTGTATTGGATTAAAGTATAAAACGCTGCCATATCGTGAGATAGCATATAAGATGGGCATCAATGAAAAGACTGTTTGGAGTTATGTTCAAGAGGGCATTGAAAAATTAATCGAAATTATTGACAGACCCCCACAAAAATGATACAATTTTTGTAGAATGGATTAGTCTACAAATATGCCGGGCGAAAAGCCCGGTTTTTTCATGCAAAATATTCTTAGTTAAACACGGGGACTTTCTGTCCCCTTTTTTCATGCCAAAAATCAGGTAGCGGGGAATTAGACAAAGAGCTTGCCCGCTGTGGGAAAGGGGAGAGGGTATGGATTTAAAAACCTTTTTTATAATTTCCCAAACAGGATAACTCCTTTCAACTGGGAAAGTTCAGGCGGCTGGTGGGATGTTTGGATAAGACTTAACTTTGCAGATGACATGTTTTTTCAATTTCTACATAGGAGCGAACACAATTTCGACAATCTTAGATATCTAAACATACACTGGTACAACTTTTTTGAGTTTGGCTTTTCTTTCTAGGGGGCGATTCCATGGGCTCAGGGTCGATTCCGAGGATTATCCGTGATTACATTCACAAAAGGGATAAGGAGAAGTGTCGATTATGTGGGAGATTTGTAAACGGAACTGGTCAAATTCATCATTTGTTTCGTAGAAACGCGGCTATACCTGTCGAATACAATATCCCGTGGGTCCCTAAGAATAATCATCCGTATAACCTGATTTTACTTTGTCCAGAATGTCACTTGAAGATACATCAGGGATATGAAATAGACAAAGATAAGCTTATTGAACAAAATAAAAGAAAGAGATTAACTAAAGGTGTTTTGAAATTCATAGAAGAGAACCAAATAGAGTTCAAAGGAGTGAAAGGATGAATTGGGATAAATTAGATGAACTGCTTACCTTAGAAGAATTAACCGCAGAAGAAATTAGTCAAATATCTGCTCAAGAGGCGCAGCTTAGAATTCAAAACAATATTAATCTTCTTGCTCAGATTAACAACTTACTTCTGGAAGCTTCAAATGAGCTTGGAAAATGGAGAATTATAGTTGAAAAGCTTAAGCATACGAAGAATACAGTTATAGAGCAAAACAGGGCTTTGAAAGAAATTTTGAAAGGCGAGAAATTCTAAGTGAGGTGACTCGGATGTGGCAGGGAAAAATATTAATTGGGACGAAGTTTTCGAAAAATTCACCGAAAATAAAGTGCTTAAAGCTTCGTATAGTAAGATTGCCAGAACACTGGGAGTTAGTGAAAAGGCTGTCAGGAAGCAATTTAAGAAACGGGGTGTAGTTGATCCACGCAAAGTCCGAGCAAGGTCCGAAGTGACAAGTCCGAAGTCCGAGAACGGTTCGGACTCGGACCATAAGATTTTTAATTTGAGACCTGAAGCCTTCAATGCTGTTAAACACGGACTGTATGCTCGAGTTTTTTGGACAGAAGAAGGCAGACAACTATATGAACAGCTAGTTAAATCTGATAGTCTTCCCAACCTTATTGACGCAATTTATATGCTGAAAGCGAAGATAGCATCAAGAGAAATAAGCAAAATTAAAGATGTTTTAAATGCTTTGGAAATAATGAGTAAATTGTACGACAAGGTTTTAGGGGCAGAGAGAAATGAAATCGAACGCAAACGATTAACACATGAAAAAACGCGTGTAGATATTGCACGCGAAAAACTCGAACTTGAACGCCTAAAATTAAAAGGTCCAGATAAAGACACAGAAGAGGTTCATAAAGATTTCATTAAGAGTGTTGTAGAAGAGGTTGAACCAGAGGAGTTGTACAGCGATGAAGAAGAACAAAGCGTTTGAATTTAAACCATTTTCAAAGAAACAAAAAAAATTACTTTTCTGGTGGGCGGAAAGTAGTCCACATAAAGATAAAGATATCGTAATAGCAGATGGTTCTATAAGATCAGGTAAAACAATTGCAATGATTGTATCTTTTCTTATGTGGTCTCAGTACACGTTCTCTGGCAAAGACTTTATTTTAGCTGGAAAGACAATAGGAGCATTGAAGCGAAATGTTGTAAAGCCTATGCTTCAGATCTTAAATACATGGAAATGGGATTACAAATACAATCGCTCCGAGAACTACATCATAATCGGATCAAATACTTATTACATGTTTGGTGCAAATAACGAAGCATCCCAGGATGTGTTACAAGGTTTAACCGCAGCTGGGGCTTTAGCAGATGAAGTAACACTCTTTCCGGAAAACTTTGTTGAGCAGATGATAGGACGTTGCTCTATTGAAGGATCGAAGATCTTCATGAACTGTAATCCTGGAAGTCCTTTTCACTATGTTAAGACTGAGTTTATTGACAAAGCTCTGGAAAAACAGGTGTATCATCTTCATTTTACACTCGATGATAACTTAACGCTTTCAGAGAAGATCAAAAAGCGTTATAAAAAGATGTTCACTGGTCTATTCTACAAGCGCTATATTTTAGGACTCTGGGTACTTGCTGAAGGTGTTATCTATGACATGTTCGATGCTGATAAACATGTAATTAAGGAAGTTCCTAAATGCGATGAATATATAGTTTCAATCGATTATGGAACGGGAAATCCAACTGTCTTTTTACTTATTGGAATCAAAGAAGCAAAGTATTACGTAATAGATGAATACTATTACTCTGGGCGTGATACTGGAAGACAGAAAACAGACTCGGAATACGCAGATGATTTTGTAAATTTTGTAAAAGAGAAAAATATTACAGCAGTTTATGCTGACCCTTCAGCTGCTTCGTTTATCGCTGAATTAAGAAAGCGTGGTTATTATGTAATCCCAGCCGATAATGTGGTTCTTGATGGCATTAGATATGTTGCCAACCTAATTTCGCAAGATCGTTTGTTTGTTCATGAAAAATGCAGGAACACAATAACAGAATTCACAGTGTATAGCTGGGATCCAAAAGCTGCACAACGTGGAGAAGACAAACCATTAAAGGAGCATGATCATACGATGGATGCATTAAGATATGGGATTTTTACGCATTCTAACAATGGCAAAGTGTTCAGCGCTAAGTTAGACATTCTGTGAGGTGATCTTAATGGCAAAAAATTATCAGGAACTTTTCGATCTTTTTTACGGCGATTATACAGAATCTTATTGCTTAAAAAAGAAATTGTTTATAGATTACGATAGCAAAGGAAATTTGAAACACATAACAAAAAGCTTAATTGACTATGCTTACGAAATAATCATGACTGATTATTCTTTGATATTCGGAGATAAGGTTGAAATATTAGTGCCGGATAGCGAAACCGCAACTAATCGATTGAATCAGCTTTTAGAAACAAATAATTTTGAAAAATTATCGAGATTGTTTGTGATACAAGGCTTAATTCTTGGCGATACTGCTCTTAAACTTGGAAGGGATGCAAATGGGAATATTCGAATGGGACTTGTTAATTTATTAAACGGTGTTCTTGACTATGTAATGGAATATGGACAAATCGTTCAATGGATATATGAGTATGCAATGAAACACCAAGAAGGAACGATAAATGTAAAGGAAATTTATACGAGAGACAAAGTTCAGGTGTACTTTAATGACAAATTAGTACTTGATGTTCCTAATAGATACGGCGAATTTTGGTTAATACATGTGGCAAATACTCCTTCATTGCAGGATCCTGTTTGGGGAGAAAGTGAACTTGAAAGAATTGGAGATACCATCGACGAAATGAATTCTACATTATCACGTATAAGTGCAATAGAAGACATATACGCAAAACCGCGCATCATAGCGTCAGGGATTAGAGATGCATCCAATCTTAAGCAAGAACACAATGTATGGGCAACACCAGATAATGCAGAGCTCAAAATTCTGGAATACAACGGAAACATTATTCCCTCAATGTTGGACAAGTATGAAAAGCTTGAAAACTATCTTAGAAACAAATGCCCGGAACTGATTTTGAATGACTTGGGAAATATTTCAGGATACGCTTTGAAACTTAAACTTTCTAAATTGATTAAAAAAATTAAGAATTATAGAAAAGTTTATTTTGATGGTATCAAGAAAGCTTGCAAACTCGCTCTTGCAATGGATGGAGTAATTGTTGACAAAGTTGACATAAACGTAGATCCTGTTATTCCAGCGGATGAAATTGAAGACCTCAACAAATGGTTAATGTTGATGCAGGCGCAACTTGTTTCAAAACAGACGGTGGCAGAAGCGCTCGGGTATGATTTTGCAAAAGAACAGCAAAGAATGGAAGAAGAAAATGCCTGGTATTTGGAGATGATAGGTAATGAATCTGGACAAAAGATTAAATAAAGTTGAAAAGATGTTGATAAATAGGAATTTGAAACTATTTAAGGCTCTAATAGAACGTATAGCGGGTATGCTTATAACGAATCAGATAGGAATAAGGACTTTTGAATGGCTAAAACAACAAATTGAATTACAAATAAATGCTTATATCCAAGAATTCAAAGAATACCTTGATAGGGAACTTGTAGAAACTTTTACGTTATCAAGTAAGATAGCACACGAAACAATTAAACTGCCTTTCAACGGAGTTCCTACAAATGCAATGCTTTGGTTTAATGAGAATTTTATGAATTTCGAGAAAACCATCATGAAAAATTATGCAGGGGATTTGATGAAAACTATCGAAAATATTTTAACAGCGGGGCTTATTACAGGAACTCCTCCAAATATAATAGCAAAATCTCTTATGCAACAAATATTACCGACAAACAAAAGGCGAATAACTGTAATGGTTCGTGATCAATTAGGAAATGCTTTACAACAAGGTATTTGGAAAACTTATCAGGAATACAACGAGGTTATTGATAAATACAAATGGGTTGGACCAAAAGATAAAAGAACAACTGATTGGTGCAAAAACAGAAAAAAACTTACAAACGAAAACCCTTGGACTTTTGAACAAATACAAAGATACATAGAAACTAATCCTAAGAAGCTGAAAGGCCTTGAGATAAGAGCAGATCATGGCACTTTCTTACATCCACACATACAATGCAGACATAGGCTTTTAGCAATCCCAAAATCTCCAGAGGTGGTGGTTAGTGAAACAATTAAAAGCTTAAAGAGGTGAGAGTATGGCAAAAGTTATGAAAGATAAAGTGTGGAAAAACATTCCACCTGCTGGATCTTCGAAAAGAGAGGATTGGCCAGTACACGTATTTTTAGATCCACAAAACAGAAGATATCCATACAAAAAGTATGTTAATGGACAATGGAAAGTGTCATGTGCAGGGCTTTTAGCAGCATATCGTAGGGCAATTATGAACAAAGAGCAAGATATTGCTAACAAAGCGAGAAGCTTAGCAATTCAATACAAATGTCCATGGGCCTTAAAAGAATAAATTAAAAGGAGGTATGAACATGGGTGAATTGTTAAAGAGGGGTATTGATATCCAACTCTTTGCAGAGGGGGATAACAATACCACTCAAGAGGAACAAAAAGAAGCAACACCACAAGAACAAAAACCGGAAGGTGTTGAATATGATGATCAAGATCCAATGGAAGTATTAAGGGCAACAGCTATACAGCTGGGGCTCAATCCTGAGGATGTTGCTATTATGACCAAAAAAGAGCTACAGTCTCAAATCGATAGGGCTGTAACTCAAGCAATCAAAACAAGGGAGGAGAAACTCAAAAAACAAGCCGAGATTGAGAAAATGAAAGAGAAGGGTCAATATGAACAACTCTTGAGACAAGAAAGGAAAGAAGCACTCGAAGATCTTAAAAACACTTATTTGCAAGCAAAAGGGCTTCCTGAGGAATTCGGAGTATTGATAACAGTCGATCCTCTTGTTGATTTAACTCTTTCAGATGCAAAAGAAGAATTAGTAAAAAAGGTAGATACCGTGGCAAGTAAAATAAATGAAATAATCGAAACTAAAGTAAATGAGAAACTTAAAACAATGGAAAAAGGGACTTTTACGCAACAACCAAATACAACTCAGCCTCTTCCAAATAACCCAAGGGAGGCGTTAAGACAACTGTTTGAAGAAAAAAGTTAAAGGAGGTAGTTATCTATGGGAACAATTAAAGGATTAATTACAAGTTATGATGTTAAAGAAAATAAAGTGGATGTTTCTCCAGTGCTTTCCATGCTTAAACTTCCAGAAACACCTTTGTTAAATGCAATTGGTATATCAAACAAACCTGTAGTTGGAACAAAATACGAATGGTGGGATGATGTTCTTCCTGTACTTAAAGTAAGCCTTGCTGCTGCATACACCACTGGCGGAGGTTCATTAACTGTTGAAACTGGTGCTGGAAAGAAATTTAAAATAGGAAATGTAATTAAGGTCGAAAGTTCCATTTACAGAGTAACAGCGATAAATGGTGATGTTTTGACAATTGCAGTGATTTCAAACGATGCGGATCACGCGGCTGGTGTTGATGTAGAAATAATTGGTGATGCCAATCCTGAGGGTCAGGAATATGTTGATAGCATGTATGAACAAAAAATTAAGAGATACAATGTCACACAAATATTCACTGAATACGTGAAATTCACTGGAACTCAAATGTCGGTAGATCAATACGTGAATGAGGATGTTTTCTTAGAAGAAGTGCAAAGAAAACTCGCAAAAATCAAACTCTTGCTTGAAAGAAGTGCTTGGATGGGGGTTAGAGTTGATCCAAACGATAATTCAACTCCAAGACTCTTTGGTGGTATTAAATGGTTTATCGAACAAGAAGGAATAACAGTTACTTCTACCTTTACGGAAGCTAACTTTAATGCGTTCTTAAAACAAATATTTGATGCAAGTGGTGTAGTAAGAGAAGCTTGGATGAATCCGGCAACCAAAGCAAATTTCAATGCACTTAATCAAGACAAATTAATTGTTGAAAGAAATGATACAACTGCAGGAAGGCTTATTAATGCATATCTCTCTGACTATGGAAATGTTGAAATTAAAACAACGCCGCACTTACCAGAAAATGTAATTATCGTATTTGATACCAGCAAAGTCGCAATCAAACCTCTTAAAAACAGGCAAGCTGCTTACGAGCAACTTGCAAAAACCGGGGATTATGTAAAAGGACAAATTGTAGGTGAATATACACTCGAGTTTAGAAATCCTGATGTGGCTGGAATATTCAATATTCAATAATTAGAGGGGGAGTTATCCCCCTTCTTTTTTTGAAAAGTTTATTAAGGAGGGTGAAAAAATGAAATATGTGTTCAATGGAAACACCAAATTTGTTATTGTTGAGGGGAAAGCTTACCCCGTGAAAGAAGAAAAAGGCAAGAAATTTGTGGAAATACCAGATAATGTTGAAGTAAAAGAAAAATTCCTTAAACCTGAAAAAAAGCCAAAACTGGAACCAAAGAAGGTTGAACAAACAAAGGAAGGTGAAAAATAAACTAAGGAAGTGATACAATGACAAATCTTGAATATCTTAGAATGAAAATTCCTGACAAAGATATGGAATTGTTTACTGATGTTGAGTTACAAGAAATTATTAAGCTGAATTCTGAAATAAAAGTATTACAAGGACGACAAATAGATGTAGACGGCAAAGTGTTCAAAATAGATGCGTACAGGCTCGATGAAACATATGCTGAAAGGGTATTTATAGGATTACCAGCTCCAGAAAATGAACTTACAACAGGATTTACCATTGATAAAGACACAGCAATAATCTACTTTGACTCTCAAATGCAAGTAGATGTATTCGTTCAGGCAAAAGTTATAAACTGGAATGATGTTTTGGCTGATTGTTATGAAATGATTATGGGTGACTATAGGAAATTAAATTCTTATTCAATTCAAAATGCTTCTCAACAAATTGACGATACAAAACGACATCTAAGATATCTTGTTAATTATTATAGAAACCCGCGAGGTTGGGAACTATGATTGAAATCAGAGTAGATAAGAAACAATTAAAGAAAATAAGAAGATACATAACTGATAGCAGGTTCCAAGAAGTTTTGCGTAAAACTTTGATTGGAGCTGGCTTAGAGTTGGAAAACATGATTGTAGAAAACATTATTGAAAGAGCTTCAAATACAAGTTATCTTGAGCAATCTTGGACTATAAAAGATCTTGATTACGACAAAATTAAGGTATTTACTAATGTGCAATATGCTCCGTTTGTTGAATTTGGGACAAAACCACATAGACCACCATATGATGCTATCTTAAAATGGGTTCAGCAGAAGCTTAGGATCAAAGGAAAAAAGAGCAAAGGAGTAGCTTGGGCTGTATGGCAAAAGATTGCAAGAAAGGGAACACCAGAAAAGCGGTATCTAAGAGATGCTGTAGATAAATTCAACCTTTCAAAATGGGTTGATGCGTTAATAAGGAAGTGGGAGAATGTATAGTCAGATCCGAACTCTTATGACAAACCTTGCACCTTATTTTAAATCAGTTACCTTAACCAATGACACTGCATTACAAAAACCAGACAACGCAGTCTTATTCATTGATCGTATAACGGTTGAGTACTTGACTTCCACAAGGAAAAGAAAACATTGCGAAATGGCAATTATGTTCTCACTCGAAGGAACTTCGGATACAGTTTACCAACAAGTAGATTCTAAAATTGTAGATGTAGAAAATGTTTTGGAAAGTACTTTTAATTACTATGAGATAAACGAAATGCAATTTAGCTACGTGGCAAATATAAAAAGGTTATTCGTATTTTTACAAGTAACATTCCAGTGGGAAGAATAACGGAGGTGAGTTAGATGTATACAGGAGCTAAATCAAGTGTTCTTTTAGGAATAGAAACAAGCTTTGGTTCTGAAGCAACAGCAATATGGAAACTACCTTTTAAATCAGAAAGTTTGAATCATAAAGTTGAAGCTGTAAGGAGCGAAGCTTTGCTTGGTTATAGGGGAATTAAATCTCTTGCTCCCGGACAAATAGGGGCAGAGGGGAGTATAGATGTAGAATTATATCCAGATACTGCAGGAGTTTTGTTCTATCTTGCATTGGGGAAATCTGCTCTTGTAGACCCTGATGCTACTCCATCTTCTGGGGACGAATATACTAAAATAACTCCAATAGGTTTGAATGATGAACTACCAAGCGCAAGTATAGAAGTAAACCATGGTGGACAAAGCTTTAAGTATTTGGGGATGAAAATTAATCAATTAAGATTCTCCGGTAGTGTTGGAGCAATTCCTTCAGTAACTGCTGATTTTGTTGGAAAAGAAGAACTTAGTGGTTCTTTAACACAGGGAACTTTAACCGTTCCGGGTGATGATCCCTATTACTTTAAAGAATTAAAACTCTATACAGACCAATTTACAACTGCCACTGATCTTTATTCTTCAATAGAACTTACAATCAATAACAACCTTGACACAGACGATTATCGCTTGGATGCAACAGGGAAAAGAAAAAGTTTAGATCCAGGAACTTTGGAAATAACAGGTTCTCTTGATATTATTTTTGATCCATCTGTTATATCCGGGGAATATACCAAATTCAAAAACTTTACAGAAGCAGCGATAGGTATAGAACTTGCTAAAGACACGACAAATAAACTTACAATTTATATTCCAAGATTGTTATTCAGCAACATGACACACGATATTTCTGGACCAGATAAGATCATACTCAGAGCAGAATTTACCGCTTTGATACCACTTTCAGGAGACATAATTGAGATAGCTGATTATACTAACGGAACAGGAACATACTAAGAGGGGTGATTAGATGGGTCTTTTTGCAAGTAACGAGACAGTAAAGCTTTATATCAAGGACAAAAAGGTAGTTAACAAAGAAACTGACGTATGGATAGAAGTACCAAAGGAACTTACGGCGGAGTTAAGAGAAGAAGCTATGGTGCTTTTTAAAAACTCCAAAGTAGAGGTAACTAAAGACGGGAATGCTATTTTGGATCTTGCAACGATTAATGCAATACCTTATAAGTTTTTATCAAAGGTTATTAAATCTTGGAGCGAAAACGTTCCTGTAACACTGGAAAACTTGAAAAAAGTAGAAGCAACAACTCTTTTAAATATCTGGTTAAAGTTGCAAGAGATGTATAATCTCGGTGGTGCAAATGTTGCTGGAATTTGACGGGGGTTGGATCGAATATAAGAAGTTGACACTCCGGGGCTTTCAGCTATTCAGACAGGGGAGAGTTTTAGAAGCTCTCCCCTTTCATATAGTTAGGTGGAGTGAGGACTTGCCGATTAACAAAAATACTTGTGGATTGTTAAAGTATGTAGTAGTGGAAAAATTGAAGCAGAAGCTCTTAGAAAGTGTAGAACCAATTATAAGTTTGGATAAAAACATTTTACAAAGATGGATAAAGCTAATGATAGCTGGAACGAGAATAAAAACACCAGACAACGAAATATTTGAGTTTATACGGACGAATTATTTTGAATTCGCATTAATGTTTGTAGATCACAAAGGAAATATTATTAATCTTCCTGAAAAAGGAGGTTTATTAGATCAACCACTTGATTGGATCATTTTCTTGCAAATGTTTAAGGTAGCATTTGTAGAGGAACTTGCTAAACAGGATAAAGGCAGGTGAAATTATGCCAAAGAATGAAACTTTAAGTGTAACCATAAAGGCAATGGATAGTATGAGTCCTGTTTTAAAGAATGTTGCTGCGAATTTGGGTAATTTTCAGAAACGAATAGATAGCATAAGAGCAGGTTTACAACAATTTTCGAATGCAATAAACACAGCGTTAAGATATACTGCTGCATTCACAACCGCATTAGCAGGGGCTGTTAGCGCTTCTTCCTATTTTGCTGCTAAAGTAGAGAAATCTTTCCAAAATGCTCGAACAATGATGAAAATGACTGCAGAAGAAGCCAAAAATATGCAAAAAGGACTCTTACAATTGTCAGTTCAAGCAGGAAAATCACTTGATGAATTAAATAATGCTTTATATATGCTCGGTTCAGCGGGTGTAGAGGCAAAAGACGCTTTAAACGTTTTAAGACAAACTACTATATCTTCTATCGCAGGAGCAACAGATTTAACTACTACATTCCAAAGTGCAATAAGTATAATAAACGCATACGGAATGAGTATAGATGATCTCACAAGTGTATATGCAATGCAATTTGAAGCAGTCAAGAAAGGACTTTTGACATACGATGAACTTGCAAGAGACTTTGGAGTGTTAATACCTTCAGCAAGAAACTTGGGCGTTAGTTTACAGGAAGCGTTAGCAAGTTATACAGCATTGACCACAGCAGGATTTAGATCTTCCGAGGCAGCTAACGCAGCGGAAGGAGCGTTCCAAGACTTAATGCAACAAGCTGATAAATTTAGGAAGCTTGGAATAGATATATACGATTCAGAAGGAAGGTTTATTGGACTTACAAAAGTAGTCAAACAACTCAAGGAAACTATGCAAGACTTGACTGATGATGAAAAACGTGCGTTATTACAACAACTTGCACTTTCTGAAACAGGAACAAGAGCGTTATTAACGTGGGTAAATAATTACGAAAAGTTCCAAGATGTCTTATCAGGAATACAAGGCAATACAGATGCCTTGATGGAAGCATACAAAACACAGACCCAATCTATATCATTCTTGTTAGACAGGTTGAAATCATCTGTTCAAGCTGTTAATATAGCTTTTTTCAACGCTATTCGCAGTAATGTAGTGGAATATTTAGGCAAATTTATTAATTTCCTTGGCAAAGTAGAACAATGGATAAATTCTAACAAAGACAAAATAGGAGATTTAGTATTTGCACTGTTGAGATTGTCGGCGACATTTTTGGGAGTATTACTTGGATTGAAACTGTTTTCGCAAGGTGCACAACTATTAATGTTCTTACTCAAACCAATGAACTTACTTATTCTGGGCATAGTTTGGGCAGTGTATGAACTTTGGAAAGCATTTTATAAAGGCAATGACTACGTTAAAAACTTCGGTGGTTTCTTGATGTTTGTATGGGATAAGTTTAAAGCATTTGTAAACTTTATTAAAGGCGAAATTGAGAAGATCAAAAAGCTCGCAGGAGAAAATGCAGGATTCTGGGATTGGGTAGTTGCGATCATTTTATACATAGGTCAGCAGCTTGCAAAAGTTTTTAAAGCAATTTTTGATTGGTTTATGAAACTGCTTGAGGATTTCTGGAATAAAATTAAAGATAAATTTGGTGGAGGTACAAAAATATTTTTAATACCAGCAATTATTCGTACAGTTCGTACAGGAGGCGGGAATTCTCCTTCAGGAGGTACCGTTAAAACAAAAGAAGAAAAAGAAATAACTGTAAAAACAATAATGGATACAGCAACGCAAAAAATTATTGCATTTATGGAATCTTTTGCTAATTCTGTAGCAGAACTTACACTTAAAATTCTCGCTGATTTATCTAAACTCCCACAATGGCTAAAAGATGTTTTAGAGCAAACAAAAGAGCAGTGGGATTTAAATTTAAGACCTGTTTTAGACTTTGCACAAGAAATTACCTTAAACTTCAAAGAGAATTTAGCTAATATAAGCGCTTGGATAAAAGAGGGAATTCGGGAATTACAATTGAAACTGAAATGGGCAGAAAATTTTGTTTTAACTGGTTGGAAATGGTTAATTGAAGGAGCACAGACAATTAAAATAACTCTTCAGAAAGCATGGGGGAAAGCTTTTGAGTGGTTAGAAAAAGGATTTCAGGAGATCAAATTGCATTTAAGACTGTGGTTACCAAAGAGAGAAACTGAAACATCTATGGCAAAAGAACCAACAACAGGAATTGTTTCAACAGAAACAACGATTTCATTTATCCCAAGAGATTTTAACAAAGTTCGAGAAGTTGCAACTGATTTTGTATACAACATTGGTGATGTTTCTGATGCTTTAGTAGGTTTGAATGTGGCGATTAATGAAACTTCAACAGCTTTAAACACAGTTGCTACCTACAACGTTCCAAATTTAGATGAAGTAGTAAGAAAATTTGTTTTAAACAAACAATCTTATAGCTCAGGAACACCATTGAGAGTTCACTTGTACCAACAACCGCAACCATTTGCTATGTTTATGCCTATATTTGATTTTATAGGAGCTTTGTCAAGTGTACTTGGTATTTCAACTTCTGCAGCCTCTGCATTCTCTTTGGGAACAGTTTTAGGATATGCAGAAGGTGGTTATACGGGCAGTGGTACTACATACGAGCCAGCAGGAATAGTTCATAAGGGTGAATATGTTATTCCTGCGTGGATGGTACAAAAGTATCCGCAGTTAATAGCTTTATTAGAAAGAAAAAGATTAAAAGGATACCAGGAAGGTGGAATTGTAGACGCAATTATCTCATATTTTGCTGGGTCAGGCAATGTAAATGTCTATAAAGATATAGAAGCTTTGAAAGAAACAGGTTCAATTGCGGTTCAACTTCTTAAGGATACTAATCCGGAAATTGGCGCTTCTCTCGAAACGATTGCAAAAAAGGTAGGAATAATTACAAATGAAGTGAAAACAAACATTAAAGAAACTCAGTATGATAAAGGATTTAAGGTTGGGTTTGGTCCTGGAAAAGTTTTATTCGAATTAATGGACAAAGGAAAAAACATACTCAATACTGTAAAAACAAACCTTGAAGAATTACCAAATACGACCAAACAAACATTTAAAGATTTAGAAGCAAGTTTAAGTGGTTTCTGGGCAGGGTTAAAACAATCTTTTAATGTTTTAACTAACATCAATGTTGGAGAGCTTCTTGTAGGTGCAACAGCTACTGCTTTTGAGGAAATCGGAAATTTCTTTGGCGCACTTGCTGGTCAAATATCACCATTATTGTTGAGTCTTGAAAATTTAATAAATTTATTAAATCCAATGGCGACCATCGCACAGGCGATGATGACTGTCTTGCAACCATTAATCGAAGGAGCTTTAAAGCCATTTGTAACAATACTTAATGTATTTGGGCAGTTGTTAGGAACTCTACTGCTCCCATTACTTGAGCCTTTTTTAGGTGCGTTACAGATGCTTGGGGTGATCTTACAGTGGGTCTATAACACGGTAATCGTTCCTATCGGGAGAGGTTTCTATATCGTGTTCGGCATGATCGCAAGTGCATTTAATTGGCTCTACAACGTCATCTCGGATATAGTTAAGGCTCTTACTTTTGGCGCTGTGAATATGGGCCATAGAGCGGTTAAGAGCCTTGAACAAATTATCAAAGAAGCTAATGAAAAGATACAAGGTGTTGAGTTGAATTTTGAAGAAGCAACAACACCTGAGATAACACAGCAGTATACAGCAACAGTTACAAGGCAAGGGCCGGAAACTGTGAACATTTATCAATACTTTCAGAACAGCAATTTCCTTGACAGCGCTGAAGCATTCAAAGAAATGGTTGTTGAAGCAGTAAAAGAAGCATTGGAAGAAGGCACGTTGGTGGTTAATGGTTGATAAAAGGAGGTGTTGCGAATGGCTATTACGACAAGTAGTGAAAAGCCCGCTGAAATAGTGATATTAAGTGTTCAAGATGATATTAAAAAAGCGAAGTGTAAAGTCAGGTATGCTTTTAGATACAACATCCAAGAAACCACAACAACTGTTGAAAGCATTAATGAAGAGACAGGTGAGTTAACAACGCAAGAAGTAACAGCATGGCAGTATGAAGAAATAATTTCAGAAACAGAGTTTGATTTGGTTTTTAAAAGTGTAATACCAGACCTTTTGAAAACGCTCTACGAGAAAAGTAAGCCTATTTTGGAACAAAACATACAACTTGCTTCAGTTGAGCTTCCGAAAGAAATTTCTGTTGGGGAGTGATGTATTATGGGCAATTTAATAAAGACTAATTACGGCTTGATTTACAACGACGATGGCAGCTTATGCGTGACAGTTCGCGAAGACGACATTCCCTTTCCAGGCGTGAAGAGTTTTGCCGTTGAAGAGGGGACGAAGAATTTATTAATTACAAATGGTTGGTCTACACAAGGAACAAAGATAACAGACATGTCACAATTACCTTCTCAACCACCTGTAACGCCAGTTATTGCTTCATATGTTCCTGGCGGCGGTAATTGGCAAGATTTATGTCAATATGCAACTTCGATAACACTTGCTCCAGGAGAAAGTATAACATTTAGTGCTTGGGTATATGCTAAATATGCTACAAATTATTTCAATTTTAATGCCAGTGTTAATGGCGTTAACAGTGGACTGGGCTCGTATCAAAATTTACAAATCGGTTGGAATTATATCGAAGGACATTGGACAAACAATTCTGGAGCATCGCAAACGTTAACTTCCATCAGATTAGAAGCAGGTAATACGGCAAATTGGAGAAACGGTGATAATGAAGCTTGGGGATGTAACTACCAATTAGAACTCAAACCCTTCGCCACATCTTTTGTGGAAGGGACGAGGCAGGATGGACGTTTTTATATCCCAATCAACAAATTAGCTATTGACCCAGCTAAGGACAATTGGGTTGTTGCATATTGGAAAAAACCAATAGCAACTCATGACGGAACATTGACTAATGGCGATAATTCATCTTGTTTTGGTAGATATGTTTCGGATTATTCTGTTGGGTATATTATTTGGGGCAAACGCGCATTAGGAGAAACATTAAGATTAGCTGTTGTTTGGGCAGATAATACAATTAGTATTGTAACAAAACCAATAGATTTAAATTGGTATTTCAATAATTGGCATTTTGAAGTTGTTAGAAAAACAGATACTGCTATTGAATATTTTGTAGATGGTATAAAACAACTTGAAATAGCATTATCAAAACAAATTCAGAATTTTGACACAGGATTATTTGTTGGTGGACATGCTAATGATACATCTCATAATTCTTTATATTCCAACCTCTTCATAGGCAAAGCAAAAGACACACAAGGCAATTTAATATGGACTGATAAGTTTATACAAGAAGTTTACAACGCTAAGAAGCCGTTTGCTGTGCCGCCGAGAATACCTGTGATATAAGGCAGGTGATAATCTGTGTTACCAGCTAATCCTATCGCAAGTGAAGGGATTCCTTATGTAAGACATCCTACAAGATACAAGAAAGTTTTAGTATATGCCAAAATAGACGGCCAAAATTGGTATGACATATCAGATTGGGTAAAAGAAGTAAGAATAGTCAACAAGCTAGAGTTTCTTGAAAGCCCAGCAATTGATAAAGCAACAATAGTAGTTGCTAATCAGAACAATGAATGGACACCGACGCAGTATAATGATGCTTTTGCCCCTGCCAATGGCAAATTTAATGGAACAGTTGATCAAGCATATTTAGAAAAAGAGTGGGAAGTAAAAGTAAGTGTTCGCGTATTTAATGGAACATCTACATTAGATATTCCTTTGTTTTACGGCGTCAAAACTGCAATCACAGAACAGCACAAAACAGCAAGAATAGAGCTTTCTGATAATTGCTATTACGCCACAAAGAAAAAGCTGGATAACGATATTTTGTATATCAACATGGTACCTAACAGCATACTATCTGATTTACTTCAACGTGCTGGTTATTCTTCATCTCAGTTTGATTTTCAAAGTTTGACTACACCTGTCACTTTCTTAGCCAAAAAAGATCAAACGGTTTGGCAAGCGGTTGTCAACTTAATGAAAGGAATAAATGGGAAAATAAGCACTACCCCTGAAGGAAAAATAATCTTTAGAACAAGGATTGAAAATTATACAGACCCTGCTCCTGCTTTAGACTTATCACAGGATACATTTAAGAAATATGACTTATCCACAGAAAAAAGATATAACAGAGTAGTGGTGAATTCAGACACATATAAAGTAGATTCACAGCTAACTTATGTGGTAGATTTTGAGTTGAGTGGCGATAACACAATAGCGCCAAATACCGAAGCGACTTTTGAGTTTGAATATATTTCTGATTTTGCACGTGGCGTAGAAGACCATGGGCTTCTTTCATATAAAGCTGGAACAGGTGTATTTGAAGACCAATATGTTGAGTTGGGAACAAGTGATAGTAATATTAAAATTACAAAATTTGATATATATGCTGACAAAATTGTGCTTGGTATAAAAAATCTCAACAGCTCAGTTGATGTGATAATCACACATTTTAAAGTTAAAGGATTTCAGGTTAATAAAAAGGAAATAAACAAAGTTATAAGAGAAAATACAACGGATGAGCCAGACAAAGAATATTCGGTTACTTCTTTTTATCCCGGAGAAGCTCAGCTCTCAGTGTTGGCGGACATAATATACGATGACATAAACAAAACGGTAAGATTTGGGCTTGCAATGAATGATTTTTATCCGGATGTTTTTGCAGGCAATTTAATAAATTTCTCTGTTCCAGCCAAAGGTATAGCTTCTGGAACTTTCTTGGTTTTGAAAGCAGAACATGAGTTGAAACCTACTTCTTTCAAAACTTCGTTAGATATTGTGGAATGGAAAGGATTAAGTTATGTTGTCGGAGCCAAAACATTTACAAGAAGCATGCCACTGAAACAAAGCAGCGATGTTCAACAGCAAATCACCGAGATACAAGGCGAAATTCAAGATTTGCAAGATCAAACGCAAAAAATACAACATTTTGACGGTGTTGCTCCTGCAGTACCTTCAAATTTACAACTTGCAACAGTGGTTAATAGTCAAGGTGAAAGTGTTGTTCGGGTCAGTTTTGACGCAAACACTGAAACTGATATAACAGGTTATGAAGTCGCCTGGAGTATAGACGGTGTGAATTGGAGAACATATACAACAACAGAAACGTTGTCTGAATTTGTTGTTCCAGGGAATACCACTATATATGTTAAGGTCAGAGCTTTAGATGCAGAAGGGTATAAATCAGATTGGACAACTGTGAAAAGCATAGTTTCGGCAAAGGATACTATTCCGCCTGCTGTTCCGACAGGATTAACGGCTTCTGCATTGTTCCAGAAAATTATGCTTTCTTGGAACGAAAATACAGAGGCTGATTTTGATACTTATGAAATACAAGTTGCGACAGACAGTGGGTTTACACAAGATGTTGAAACATTCAAGGTTGCTGCTACAAAATTCGCATACGCTGGTACAGATAACCAAACATATTATTTTAGAATTAGAGCTTACGATAAGTCTGGTAACGCAAGTAATTGGAGCAGTACAGTATCAGCTACTACAGAATCATTAGCTGATGTTAGAAAAATAGGAGAAATGTATAATGCGTGGATTAATTCTAATTTTATAGATAGTGAAGGTAATGCAACGGATGAAGGTTGGATATTACATCAAGGCACAGTTGGAAGTGTTACCGAAGTAACAGATGGACCAACAAGTAAATTTGCTTTTCAAAATTCTGCTAATGCTGTTTGTTGGTATAAATCAAGTGTACGTATTCCAATAAATCCTAATAAACAATATGTTATTGAAGGATATTTCCGAACTGTTTCTGGTACAACTGGTGTTATTTATTTGGCTGTGATTTTAGAAGACGCTAATGGTAATAATATAAGCGGAGACGGGATATGGTGGTATTATCCAGCACGTGCCGAACGTCCTGGAAGTACATTCACATATTACAATGGATTATTTGGCTATAATACCAGTAGACCATTTCCAAGCAACGCAAAATATATGCGTGCTGGTTTTATCTTAAATTACAACGTTGGAAATAGTATTCAACAAGTGCAGGGAATTAGAATAAGAGAAATAATTGAAAGTGTTTATATACAAGACGCAGCTATAACAACAGCTAAAATAGATGATTTGGCTGTAACAAACGCTAAAATAGCTGATTTAGCCGTTGACAACGCTAAGATAGCGAATGTGGATGCTGCCAAAATCACAACTGGTTATCTTGACGCAGCCAGAATGGAAGCTGGAAGCATTACTGTAGACAAACTATCCGTTATGCCTTCGTTCGCTGTCCCAGAAGGTGTAATAGCGTATTTTACAAATAATTTAATAGATAATATAAATGGTATAGTTCCAGATGGATTTACTGAAATTAATTTATCTCCGTCTGTTACTCTTGTTCCAGAAAATGCACCACCAGGAAGTGTTGTTGGTGATTTAATTGCTGGAAACAAAATATTTGCTGGAAAAAGCATACAAGTTGGTAATAAGGTGTTTATAGAAAATACATCAAATAATAAAGGACGCATTAGAGTGACAGATGGTGCTAATGATATAATTAAAATTGGCGAAGGAGTTATTAACGGAGTTGATGACGGAATTGATGTTGACGGCGGTAAGATTAGAATTAAAAGTACTACTGGGCAAACTGTTTTGGATGGTTCTGGTATCAAACAAATTTATAATATTAGTTTGGTTGACCAGATTGATAACACACACGGATTAGATATTCCAATTTACATTCCAGCAAATGCAGCAGGAGGTGCAGCTTCAGGAACAGCAAGGATTATTGTCAAGGCGGAGCCATTTAGAGCTTATTCGACGAGTGCAGCAAATTCAGCACAGTTGACCACCGATGCAGTATGGGACACAACAGGTTTTACTGTTGCAACTGGCAATCCAACGTGGACTGGTATTGATGTAGCTGCAGGTGATACATTCGCGTCAGATACTTATGTTGGTACAAGACAGACATACTCATCTGGAACACATAACCATGGTGGCAGCACTGGAAGCAATACTGTTCCTAATTTAGCAGGAGCAACAAGTTTTGTAGATACTGCTGTTGTAGGAACAGATCACTATCACAATATTCCAAATGGTAACACAAGCCATAGTCATAGCATATCGTCAGATGGTAGCCATACACATTCAGTAAGTATCACACACACACATTCTATTGGAGTAACGCAATTTGACCATTATCATGAATTTGATAAAAACGCATTATCCCACTCGCATACAATTCAACCACACAATCATGGTCTAAATTATGGTATTTACGAATCGACAGTAACTGCAACTGTTACAATCAGCAAGGGCACAACTACTCTTGGAACAGTTGCAACTGGAAATAAAGCAGACATAACGAATGTTAGTGTTACAGACGGAGATACAATTTCCATTACTGCAGACAATCTTGCAAGAGTACAGATTTATATCTTTGTTGAATACAACATGCAAGTTTAAAACGTTAATATTTCCAATTAGCCCTCTCTTGAGGGCTTTTTTCATGCCGAAAGGGGGTCTTAGATGCCATCTTTAGTTGCAAAAAACTACATTTTTCAGGAAGAGATTGTACAAATTCTTGCTATAGGGGACTTACATTTAGGAAGTGAAGGAAGCAATTATCAAAAAATTTTTAGTAAAGTCAGAGAATTTAAAGACGCAAAAATAATTTTAATGGGCGATCTTTTGGATAACGCAATTATTGGTAGTGTTGGTAATGTGTATGAACAGGTTGAAAACCCACAAGGTGCTTTAAGGATTTTATTCAATTTTTTAGAAGAAAACAAAAAACGGATTTTAGGCATTTTAAGAGGAAATCATGAGCGTCGTACTTGGAAAGTTGCTGGAGTAGATCCTATAGAATTATTTGCTGAAACATTAGAAATTCCTTATAGTCGGGATTTTCTATTTTTAGACATATCTTTATCTCCGGAAGGTCGTAGTTTGCGAGGTCTTAAAAATCGAACAAACTATCTTGTAGTCTGCCATCACGGAATAACAGGTGGACGATTTAGGGAAAAGTCTATGCGGCAGCACAGATATTTTCAAGGCGTTTTCGCAAGTGCGGATATTTACATAACAGGTCACACACATATACCTGATATGCATCAAGTTGGTATCTGGGAGTATGATAAACGCAACAAAAAAATTTTCAAAAGGAAAATATGGAATGTTATTGTTCCAGCGTGGACAGATGAAGCATATGCCAAAGAGCATATGTTAGGACCTAATCCCGAAACAATTATTCTATTAAATCTATATGCTGGCAAAACTAAAAAAATTAAAGGAATCATGTTGTGAGGTGATAATGTGAAAAAATTACTTGCAATCCTCAAAAAAATTTGGTGGATATTTCTCTTAATAATAGGTTTCATAGCAGGATTGATAATCAAAAATCCTCGAAAGGTCGATGATTTAGAAAAGCTGAAACAAGAAAGAGGGGAACTAAAGAAAGAACAGCACTCACTAAAAAAAGAACAAGAACGTTTAGAAAAGGAGGCTGAGCAAATTGAGAAGAAAAAATATTTTAATAATGTTGATGATGCTGCTAAGTATCTCAACGATGTTATGCGCAAACGAAAATAACTATCAATTTATACAGAGATCTGAAGACGGCAGATATTACCTTACCGAACAAGCTGTTATTGACATTGCCAATTATATCAAGCAATTAGAAGAGCTAAATAAGAATTACTTGCAACAAATAGATAATCTGAAAAAGCAAATCGCAAACCTCGAAGCGCAAATACTTAATTTGGAAAAACAACAAGAGCTTACCATTGAAAGAACTAAAAAGTTTGTATGGGAAATAGTGGCTGTGATTGCAATTGGGACAACAATTTACCTATTCATCAAGTAAGTGAGGTGATATTATGCATAAATTAAAGAGTAGGAAACTTTGGCTTGCGTTAGTATTAATAGCTTTGTTCACTGTCTTGCTCTGGTTTAATAAAGTAGATCCAGAAAATTATGTACAAGCAGTAATTACCTTATTCGGGATTTACTCAGGTGCTAATGTTGTAACAAAATTCGCAAAAAGGAGTGATAACAATGGATAATTTAGAACATCAAGTGATTAAAAACACAGAAAATATTAAGTCAATAAATGAAGATATTAAAGAAATTAAGGAATCTATTAAAAATATTGAAAAGAAAATGAATGGCTATTTAGATAAAAAAATAGAAATTAAAATAAAATCTATGAGCGATTATTTTCAGGAACTTGCGTCTGATGCCTATGCAAAACTCGCGGGAAAGAGAGCTTTAGCTTTTGCAATTTCATTAATATTATCATTAGTAACAGGCGCTTTAGCAGGACGCTTCTTTTGGAGGTGACATAGTGAATAAAAAATTGGAAACAATGGTTGAAAAAATCGCTAAAAATTTACAAATAGATCCAGATTTAATAAAAGGTATTATAATGACGGAAAGCGGGGGGAATTCTAAGGCAGAGAGTTCGTATGCACGTGGACTTATGCAAATCTCTCGGGCCGCATTAAAAACTATTAACTTTAAATATCGATTAAACAATTCATATGATGATCTATTCGACCCTAAAATAAATGTAGAGGTCGGGACACTATATTTAAAATGGTTATTGGAGTATTTCAAGGGAAAATATCCATTGAATCCTTTTTATATTATTTACGCATTGATGGCTTATAACTGGGGTGTGGGGAATGTCCAAAAATGGTTACGTTCCAACAACGCAAGTAATTCTTGGATAGATGAAAATGTTCCACAGGAGACTAAATCATATTTACTGGATACAATCTGGTGGTATGCATATTTTAAAAATAGGCACTGTCCCCCTCCTGAAGATAGATAA